ACAAAGCACCTGGTCGGGGTCTTTCGGGACGTGGTTGATGCCGCAGGTAGGGCAGTCGTGTTCGGGTAGGCCGCGTCGTGCCCGTCGGCGTTCGTTCCAACTCAGGCCGCCCCATATGCCCTGACGTTCGCCGTAGAAGATCGCCCACTGTCGGCACTCCTCGAGGACCGGACAGCCGGCGCAGATCGTTTTGGGTTCGTGAACGTCTTTGCCACGCCTCGGGAAGAAGACATCGGGGTCGCAGCCTCGACACGCGGCGTGCTGTTGCCAGTTGACGTGCCATAACGGCGGCAGGTCGCTCACGCGCCGGTTTCGATAGCCGTCATCCACGGCCCCCAGGTTGTTGCGTCTTCGGGTGTCGTGCAGATGTCGCGTAGCTCGAGGTACTGCTCGCGGTCGAGCACCTGTTTGGCGGCTTCGGCGATGCTTTCCCATCCTTGCAGGAGCTTGTGTCGTAGTTCGATGCGTAGCACGGCGTCTCGTCGGATCGGCCCGCCCTGGTGGTACATCGTGATCGAGCCGCAACCGAACGGGATCTCGTCGCGGTTGGCGTAGGTGTCGGTCCATAGGAACGGGGTCCACCAGGCGTCGCCTGGGTGTCGGTTGAATACGGCGACGATCGTGGTGGTGTTGTTGGCGACGACGTAGACGTTTCCGATGACGGGGTGGTCGAGCACCGGGAGGCCGTCTCGTATGCGTATTGGGTGGAGGTCTAGTACGTCGTTGGCTTTGGCTAGGGCGTCGTGCATGTCGTCGACGAGCTGGTCGGCGACCTTCATGGTCTGCGCCATTGCGTCGAGGTTCGGGTCGGTGCTCATCGTGCGACCGCCGCTTTAATCTTGCGTACCTGGTCGACGTTCGCGTCGTGGTCTGGTTTGGGTTGGTCTTGGGTTTCCTTGGGTTCGTGTGATCTGTCGTCACACCCTTTGTGATCTGTGGTCACACCTACCTGTGACTTCTCGTCACGGGTGTGATCTGTCGTCACACCTTCAGTGTGGCCGATCCACTGGTACCGGACAGCGCCCGAATCATGCGAGCCGACACGTCGCAGCACGCCGGCGGCCTCGAGTTCGCGCACTGTCCGGTTCACGGTCTCGCGTGCGAGGCGGCATTTCTTGGCGAGGTTCTCGTTCGACATCCAGAACACGTTGCCGTTCTGGTCGTTGACCGAGTCGGCGATCATCAACTCGACGAGGAACACGGCCCCACGGTTGGATGACCCGTCCTGGTAGCCGTGTTGATGGCTGCCGATGACATTGCTCATGGCTTGAATGCTCACTGCTTCGCCTCCCTGAGACGTCTCGCTTCGGTTTGCTTCGCTCGGTATTCCTTCGTCGCTGTCACGCACCAGGCGCAACGGCAACCGCGTGCCCATGCGTAGTGACTGCCGTGTCCTCGAGGTGGCCCGCTTCGTTTCGTCGGCTCAGGCTTCGGCACAGGGCGCAGCTCAGGGCCTCTAATCTTGACGAGGTCTTCCCTGGTCAACGCCGGCTCGACATCGTCAATGGCTCGGTACTGGCTCACGTACAACGCTCCAACATGGCGCGCTGCACGTCCCGACGTAACGGAACCTGGTTCGACCATTCGTCGTCGCGGAGGCGCACCCCGAACCGGTCGAGGGCTAGGACGATCTCCACATAAGACGTAGCCCCCATCATTGTCATGGCGAGGATGTCGTCGGCGCGGAGGGCGACCAGCTCGCCGAGGGTTCGGATGGATGCGCGTACCAGGACGGTGCGGGGCCGGGTGGATAGTTCGAGCACCGCCAGCGGCAGGTCGTAGACCGGCACCCAGGGTGACTCGAGGTCGAAGCCGGCCAGGTCGAGCAGCCCGGCGTCCATCCGCGGCACCGAGGGGATCACTCGCAGGCTCACGTTGAACGCCCCCGCCGGGTGACGTCCTCGAAGCGGTCCGTCCTCCTGTCCTTTCTAGGATAGGGGTCGGGTCGAAGCCCGGCGGGGGCGAAGGTCGGAGGACCGGAGCCACGGTGGGCGTTTCGACGCGGCCATGTCCGCATGGAGCGCCTAGGGACCGTGACCCGGTCCTCCTGGTGGAATGACAACTGACCAACAGTTGCCGCAGATGCCTTCATGCGGCGAGCCATTCCACGATTTGTTCCCAATCTGATGGGCGAACTACTGCGGCCTGAACCTCATTGCATCCCCACAGTAGGGCCAACACGTCGGCCTGGGCGACGGTGAGGCGGCCGTTCTCACGCTTCACCTCGAGGAACAGGACGTGCGGCGGCTTCACGAGCACCAGGTCGGGAAAGCCGGCGGTAGAACGCCTCGAATCGTAGGTGTGATAGGCGAACCATCCATAGAGCGCACTGGCCTGCAAGATCGTGTCCATGAATGCGGCCTCGGAGACGGTGCCGCTGACCTGGTCGAAGGCGCTGGCGGGCAGCGAGCGGTCAGCCATGCGTGCGCTGCTTCGCGAGTTGCTGGAGGATGAGGCTGCACCAGGTGATGGCGTCCTCGAGGTGGCCGTCGTGGCCTCTCAACACCTCATCGGCCGCCACGCGCGCCTCGATGTCCGCAAACTCGACTTCAGCCATCGCGACATCGAGGTTCCCGTCGCAAGCATCGAACACGGCCTCAGCTGCATCGCGCTGTGCCCGCCGGCGGTAAACCCATCCGACCAGGTCACGCATCCACCAGCCGGCGAAGATCAACAGGCCCGGCGCAATCACTGCTTCCCACAACGGGTTGGTCATCCACAACAGCGCCATCATGGGCGGGTGCTCGCCATCATCTCGGCCGTCTTACGTCGCCCGTAACCCGTCAACGTGTGCACCAGGGCACGGTTGCCGCCCTGCGTGTCCTCCTCGACGTATGGGCCGCCAGGGAAGTCGCGCAAATGCTCCACGGCCCCCATATCGCGCAGCTCTTTGAGCCTCGTCGCTATCTGGTTCGCCGACACGACATGGCCGGCCCGGTTGAGCACCTGTCCAGTCTTCCACAGCGTGTGGGCAGTCGATGCACGGCTCCACAGCGCCATCAACACCTGCGCACGCTGCGACCCGGCCTTCACGGTTGCAGCTGCATGATGCGACGTCGACGGGTGCTCATTCGAAACCACGCCGGGCTTATCCCACAGTGACGCCTGCATCATGCGTCGACCTTTGCGATGAGGGCGTCGAGTTCGGCCCGGTTTATGTCAGGGCCGGACTTCCGCTCCCCCCAGATGTCGCGTGCGTGTTCCTGGTTGCCGCCGCACGCCGCGAGTAACTCGACTTTGGCTTCTCCCAGCGTGATCGGCGGGTCGGTGATATCAGACGTTCCCGCCGGCGCTTGCCGGTCGGCTTTGCCCATCTCCAACGACGACGGCCGCAGACCCTTCGCGTTGAGGCCGAGGTTCGCCAGGGCGCGCCCGATCGCCGACGTCTCGCACGTCTCGAGCGCCCACTTCTCCATGCGGCCCTCGAACTTTTCTTCGGCCCATCCGGTCGCGTCGGCCTGGTGGCTGCCCTCGCGGCCATCCCGAAACACGCCGGCCAGGAAGATGACCTGGTGCTCGTCGCAGCGGTGCATCTCGGTTCGGATCCGGCCGTCCGGGAAACGTCCCCAGAACTCGTGGACGCGCTGGTCGACGTCTTGGTAGTTCTCTGGCTTTGGCATTTCGCTACCCCCACGGTTGCGTTGCCGAGCACCATAGAGGATTCACGCGGCCCGTTTGGCGATACCTGCTCATCCTCCGGCGGGATGGTTCGAAATGAACTCGGCGAACGCTGCCGGCGAGTCGAGCACCACGGTGATACCAACCGGGGCGTCGTTGCCTGTGAGGCCCGCCCATAGCGCGGTTAGCGCCACCACTAACGCGGTTAGTGCGCCCAACAGTTTGACGGCATTAGACACTCAGGGACGCGGTTCCTTTGGTGCCGACCTTGCTCGCCGCCCAACCCTTGAGGACAGCCAGGACGCCGGCGACGCCTGACGCGACGACGAGTTTCCATGTGTCGACGCCGAGGTCGAGCACCGCCGAGGTGCCTATGGTCGCTCCGGCACATTCAACGAACGTGGCTAGGCAACGTTCTCCGAGATCCTTGTAGCTCACTTTTGGGCCTCCATTTTCTGGTGGGTCAGTGTGCCGACGGAGCCGTCGGCGGTTAGTCCGTGGTTCGCTTGCCAGTCGGCGACAGCGTCAGCGGTGGCGGGTCCGTAGATGCCGTCTGAAACGGCCCCTACGCGCTGCTGGACGATTTTGACGTAGGGGCCGCGCATACGAGGTCGGCGAAGCCTCAGGGGCCTATAGGGGGCGCTCTCGGCCTTCCAGACCGACTCCGGTGGCATCGGCCCGGCGAACATGCCGGTGTGGCGGCCCGCCTGGACGTGCCAATCCTCACCCGGGACGGTTCGCTCGAGGCCCCAGGCGTCGAGCACCTCATGCACCTGAGACCAGGAGATAGGGCCGATGCGGGTCAGGTCACACGCCCACGCATACGAGTCGGCCGGCTGGATCATGTGGTAGGAGCCGACGAAGCCTGGTGCGATCTTGCGATCAGGGTCGGCAGCGAGGTTGCCCTGGCCGTTGCGCCAACGCGCGTACAGGTGCCGCTGGGCGTCCATCGAGCGTGCCCCGGACTCGATGCGGACGTGGTCGCGCATCAGCTGAGACGCCCAGAACGCGCCCGCCAGGCGAAACGCGAGAACAGGGTGAAGGTGCTCGACGTCCTGGTCGGCGGTGCGGTACGGCTCGAGGGCCGCTACCAGGTCGGCGTGTCGCATTAGGCGGCGGCCTCGAGTGCGGCGACACGCGCGGAGAGTTCCTGCACGGCGGCCACGAGGAGCGGGACAAGTTTCGACTGGTCGATTCCCTGGGCGACGATGCCGCCGTCGTCGTCGACCGCGTCCTTGTCGCCCACAATGGCCTGGGGAACCACCTCGGCGACCTCATGGGCGAGGAAGCCGTCGAACGTCTCGTCGGGATCGCCGCCGATAACACTAAAGCGAATCGGGTTGAGGTCGTCGAGGCGGTCGACCGCGTCGGCGAGCGCGGTGACGTTTTCCTTGAGCCTGTAGTCGGACGATTCGTTGTACGAAGTCGCAATGCCCGAGGTGCCGATCCAGCCGACGCGGCCGTTGTCGTTGAAGAACGACATTTGTGAAGTGAGGGCTGTGCCTGCGATCTTCGTGGCGATGCCGCCGAGCACCTGGAGGTACAGATAGGAGACGTTGTCGAAGGTGGCCGTCGCGTTGATCAAAACAGCGCCGCTTGCCAACCACGTCTGCCGCGCCACCCCCGCTGTTGCGACGTGCATAACATCCGTGTTCGAGCGAAATATCCCAAGCCCCGCGTCTCCGCTGAACCCGTAAGACGGTGCGGCGGCCGACCCGGACGCCGGGCCGAGAATCTGAGCACCGCTGTCGCCAATCGTGAAGTCATACGCGCCGGTGATGGTGAGCGCGCCGACGATGTCGACAATGTCGCTGCCGAGGTCGAGAATGAGCGGGGACGTTTCGCCCGTGTCTGTCGCGTCGCCGTCCTTGATGAGGTACAGCAGAAATTCTCTCAGCTTGTCCATGTCGGCGGCCGTCAATACCTGGCCGGCCGAGAAGTCGCCCGGCACTCCTGAAAAAGTTTGCTGTGCCATTAGTTGAGCCTGTTCGTGTCGAGCACCCCATACAGGGCGCTGTCGAGTATGAATGCGGCCAGGTCGTCGCCTTTGGCAAGCCGGAAGGTGCCGACGGCGGCGTCGGGTGTGATGTTCCAAGTTACGCCAATGACGACACCCTCATAGGTTTGCTGGGATCCGCCGCCCGGCGTCGTGTATTTGACCGTGGCCAGGTCCATGATCGACAAGTTGAAAAGGTCGTCGTCGCCGTCGCCTGGCCGCAACGGCTGCGTGGTGATCTGCGCAACGTGCACCGACGGTTTCTGGTGTGCGCCTACCCAGGCGGCGGCCAGGTCGGCGGTGGCGGCGTCGGTGTCGTTGAGTAGGCCGGTGCGGCGTAGGCCGCGCAGCCCGTAGCTCGAGATCAGCGACGCGGCCGCTTTGGCGGTTTGTTCGTTGCCGCCCTGGCGCTGAAACTGCGCCATCGTCCACACGGTTTCGCCGCCGACGAGCAGATCGAGATTTCGAAAAAGGTAGGTGCCGCCTGCGCCGGCATCATCGAATGTGAACGCGGTCGTAAACGACGGCGTCCCCTGGGGGCGAAAGCACAGGTTGTTGAACTGGTAGTTAGCGTCGAGCATTCGGCCCTGCCGGCAAAACACGTCGCCGCCGTCGGTCTGCCCGAGCAGCTGCGCGACCTTGCCGGCCGACCCTTCATGCTTCAAACCCGTCTGTGTCGTGCGGCCCACGTTGGTGCCGTCCACGACGACCCACTCATCGGCATGTTGGCCGACCGTCTGAAAGTCCATAATTTCGTCGAGTTGCGCCGACACGTTCGCACCCGTAAACGCGATGCCGCCCGAGTCGTCAGGATCACCCAACATCATCTGCGACAGCTGCCCGAGCCGGTCGATGATTCTTACCGTTAGGCGTGACTGTGTCGTGTCGATGATCTTCAAGTCGATGTCCTCGACCACGCCGGCAAACACCGTCGGCGGCCCATACGCATACGACCTAGCCGGGTCGGACACGAACAGGCGGAACGCCTTGCCGATCCAATCCTCCGCCGAATGAGTCCCTCCGCCGCCTGGTGTGAACTTTCCCGTGTTATTGAACAGCTCAAGGGTGCCTACACCTGCCGCATACGAAGCCGCTTCGGCCCGTTTTCCGTAAGTGCACGAGAAGCCGGCAACGTCGGACAGGGCAACCGATCCGGCATCGAGGGCGAACGTGAGCTGGTACGCCCAGGCCATTACAGGGACCTGGTACCGACCGGGACAGGCCCATTACGCGCCTCGTACTCCTGCAACGCACGAACGACAGCGTCGCCGTCCGACCCGACCGGAAGGTACACGTTGACGGTCATCGGTGCGCCGCCGAAGCCGCCGCCCGCCCGGTCGAGCGGAATGATCGCCTCAGGGCCGGCCTCGCCGAGCACCGCCAACGTCGGCCCGGTCACGATGCCGCCGGCTGCGAGCGTTGGAATGTCGGGGAACACGTCGAAACCGCCGAAACCTTTGCCGCCGATGCCTGGCACCCAGGATGGGACGTCGATGCGTGGGAACGTGAGATCGGCCAAATTCCAGATCGAGATCAGGCCGTTGACGAGGGCTTTGCCGAAGAATTCGCCGAGGCTCGTGAGGAGCCATAGGCCGTCGACGCCGGCTTTGAACAATGCACCGGGCAGGTCGACGAACGCCTCGACGACGAACACGGCAGCGTCGGCCAGGCCGTCGACTGCGTCGCGGAACAGGTCGAAGTTTTGGTAGGCGAGGATGACGCCGGCGACGAGGGCAGCGATGGCAGCGACGGCCAGCGTTATCGGCGACGTCAGGATCGCAAGCGACACGTTGAGCGCGGTCGTGGCGACCGTCCAGGCTGTCGTGGCGACCGTTGCCGCTGCCGACGCGACCGTCCAGGCAATCGTCACCACCTTGAACGCGACAAACGCAGTGGCGACCGCGCCGACGGCGACGCCGAACGCGACGAACAGGTCTTTGTTTCGTTCGATGAACGGTCCGACGTCTTCCATCATGTCGGCAAACTTTTCCATCAACTCGAGCGCAATCGGCCCCATAGCGGCCATCAACGAGTTCTTCATGATGGCGAACTTGTCGCTCAGGGTGGCAGTGGCGGCCGCCTGGGCGTCCACGAGGCCCGTTCCCTCGCCCATGAGGCCGCCGAACGTCTCCAGCTCGAGGCTGCCGGAACGGATCGCCGACGTCATGCGTGCGCCGGCCGTCCCGAACGCCTCGGCCGCTATCGCCAGGGCGTCCGTCTCCGTCGTCGCGCTCTGGATCTCAGCGACGATGTCCTCGAACGCCTGCCTGGGATCGCCGGCGGCTTCTGCTACATCTGCGAAGAACTTCTCGAGCGATGGGGCCAGCGCCTTAAGGTCGACGCCGGCCTGCTCGAGCATGCCGAGCATCGCGATCGTTTCTTCTCCCGTGAAGGCCGCTGTTGAAAAGAGGGGGCCGAACTTCTCGAGCTGCTTAAGGAGGTTCTCCATTGGTGCGCCGGTTGCCTGCGCGATGCGCACCAGGTCGCCGAGGAGTTCGTCCATGTCCTTGAGTGGGATATTGAACTGCGTCATCTGCGCGTCGAGGCGAGCGATCGCGTCGCCGACGTCCATGTCGGTCACGCGGGCAAAGTCGAGGAACAGGCCCGTAGTCGCCTCGAGCTGGTCGCCGGTAGCCCCGAAGAACGTGTTCACGTCGGCTATCGCACCTGCGACCACCTCGGCCGTCTCAGGGACGGTACGCAGTACGTCTGTCGCCTGGTCCTTGAGGTCCTCGAGGGCCTGGCCGGTCGCGCCGGTGCCTTTGATGAGGATGTTTTCCATTGCCTCGAAGTCGAGGCCCGCCTTGACGAATGCGGCACCGAGGCCGGCTGCGATGCCGATGCCGGCCATCTTGAGGCCGTTGAACGCCTTAGAGGCACCCTTCGAAAACTTGCCAACGTCCTTTTCGGCCTTGCCGAGTTCCTTTTTGAAGTCCTTGGCGTTGGCGGAAAGGGCGACCGAGATTTTGGACGTTTTGGCAGCCATTACGCCAGGCCGGCTTTCTTGAGCAGGTCCGAGATCATGTCGTTATAAGCCTCGACGACCTCGTCTTTAACGTCGTCGAGGGCATCCGACAGAAAAGGCTGACTCTCGATGGATCTCGACGGCCATCCCCAATGGATGGGACCCGCATACGGGACCTTGGACGTGAGGCTCGGCGTTCCCGCGTTGACCCTCGCCCCGCCGGCCGACTTGGCCGCCTTGATCGTCTTCTGCAACGCACCGGAACGCACCGGCACGAGTTGGCGGGCACGATCAGCGACGATCTCGCCCAGGGCCTTGTTGCCCTCTTTCAGCTCGGCGATCATCTCGGGGCCGACCTCTTTCAACGCCTTCTGGAGCTTCGCAGAGTCAACGTAGATTGCTACGGCGGGCACGTCTGTTCGCCTCCTTTGTGCGTTCGTTGTGGGCGGCCCTGATCGCCTTGACGACCTCCGGCGGCGCTTCGAGCAGCGCCGTAATCGGCTGTCCGGTGGCTAACGCGAGGTCGGCGAGGTGGTACGTCAGGGAGTGCCTGCTGATAAAGGGCTGTCGTCGTTCACCATCTCCAGATTGCCGACCTGCTCGATGAACTGGTCGAACGCCGGCACCGTCTTGCCCTCATGCCTGGCCTGTTCCCAGGCGAGCCAGACGAGGTGCTCGAGGGCCAGTGAGCCGTTCGACAGCGCCTGGACGGACAGCTTGAACTGCCGCTCGAACTTGACGAACGTGCCGATCGACGGTTTGACGCTCCAGGAGGTGCCGTCTTCGAGTTCGACGCTGATGTTGAGGTCGATCATGCCCTATGCCGTCGTTGTGGTAATTACGCCGCTTACGGGCCACGTAATACTGATCTCGGCGAGGTCGCCGACGCTGCCATCCATGAACGGCAACTCGGTTACCAGGCACGACGCGGACTGCTTCGGGTTGGTTGCCGACAGGCCGCCCGAGGTGGGCGTAATAGTCACGGTGACCGCTGTGCCGAGCAGATCCTTAAGTGTTGCGTAAACGGCGGACGCCGCCATGTCGTTGTGCAGAGTGCAGCTAAAACTACTATCTTGCATTCCGCCGATCCGGGTGACATTTGCGTCGCCCATTGCCGTCGTCGTTAAATCTGCTGCGGTGGAGTTGAACCCCGATATTGATGTCGCCCACGCTGTCACGTCGACTGAGTTAATGGTGAGTTGGACATCGTTGCCCATGAATACGGCCATTAGTGATCTCCCTTTTCTTTGACCTTGGATGGTGCTGCGAGGTGACCACCGCTGATCAAAGCCTCGATGTTGCAGCCGGCGAGGTCGTCGTCTGTGACGGTCCCGCCAGGCTCTACGCCGGCAACCTTGCAGGTGCCCACGATCTTGTAGGTAGTCATGTGGCGTAAACCTCCACGTTGAATGTGCAGCCCCAGAAGAGACTGTCTGCTACTTGGACCTGACCGAATGCGGTGCAGCTCGTGACCTGCGACGTTGATGCTTCGCCGCCGAGCGTCGTGTCGCCTCGGATGGCGGCTTCGACGCCGGCCGAACCGGAGATGAAACCGTCGAGGACGTCCTGGCCGGCGTTCGGTTCCCAACGCTGCGCCAGGGCCAATACCTCGAAGTTGAACTGCGTCAGACCCTGACCGGACATCCCCTGGTGGTAGGAAGCCACAGGCGACCCAGGCCGCACGATCGAACACGGCACAGTCACCCTGTCGGGCAGTGTGTCGAAGACAGCCACGAACGCACTGACCGTCTGGAGCCTGACCTTGAGTTGGTCGCGGATCGCTGCATAGTCGGCCACATCAAGCCACAGCCGGCAGGCGATAGCCGGACAGCAGGGCGCGCACGTCCGGGTCGATTCGGGAAATACGTACCGCGTCGCCTTCGAGGCCGGCCTGGAACCCAAGCGGCGAGCTGCGCCGCTGGTACAGGCGTGCCCCCAGGACCGTCGATGCCTGCACGATCGCCTTCGGAATGCTCATGCCGTACCCGAAGAACGCGGTCACCTGGACGGTGGGACGGTCGGAGAGGGGCCTAGGGAACGATGACCCGTCTACGCGGCGGACGACCCGGTACGGCGCAGCGTTGCCGTCGAGGATGAATTCGGAAGTGATCGTTAGCGTCGTGTCGTAGGTGCCGTCGTCGGCGGTGTCGGTTTTGATCACCAGCGACGTCGTTTGTGCGATGTCGTCGACGAGGACGACACGGTCGTTGGCGGGCCGGTACACCTTCGCGGTGGCGGCACCTGGCACGACGAACGTGCGGCCCGTGTGAGCGTCGATTTCTTCTTCGGCTGCGTCGATCGCAGCGTCGATCGGGTCATCCTCGGACGTGGTGCCCGACGGGATGCCAAGGTATGTCTTGACGACCGCCCGAGTGGTGTAGGCGGGCATTACTTCTTCTTCGCCGGGGCCTTCTTCGCGGCCGGGGCCTTAGCAGCCTCGACCGGTTCGGGCTTGTGGACACGACCAGGGGCCTGCTTCTCCCACAGTCTGTCCTGGTTTGACGTGTCACTCATTCGTGTCCTCCTGGTGGTAGTGCCCCGGCCCGGTTTGACTGCCGGACCGGGGCGCTCCCTGGTGGGGGTCTTGCTGCTCGCCTGGGGGATCTAAGCGAACGAACGCGGCTTAGAGCGTGTCGTTGAGGCCGGTTCCGCCCAGAACGCTCACAGCAGTCGGGTAGCGGCCGGCGGTGAACCCGGAGTAGGCGTAGACGACCATTTTCACGGTCAGGCTGCCGCCTGTCGTCTGCTCCATGCGGAGCAGCGCCGGTGCGCCGTTGCTCTGCTCCCAGAGGAGCTGATCGGCGCGCCTAATGGCGATGATCCGATCCTCGTCGGTGCCGGTGCCCAGGTTGGTCGGCATGTTTCCGTCGGTGAAGCACGGCACGCCGGCGATCTGGCCGACCGCCTCGACGCCGGCCGCATCGCCGACGCCCATCGCGTTGGTCGGCCCGGACGCTGCCGGAAGCACCAGCGGGCGGCTGTTGCCGTCCAGCTGGGCGATGATCCAACTCCACCTTCGTGGCGCGAAGATCAATGCGTCGCACGGCAGGTACCGGTTGGAGCCGATGTCTCCGATGGTGGCGATCAGCTTCGGCCAGAGGCCGGCGATGGTCGCCGTCGCGGCGGTGTACGTCTGCGACCCGATGCCGGTCGTGTTGAGGATGCCGAGGTGCTGGCCTGACGACCCGGTGCCATTGAGCACCTGGAGGTCGAGGTTCGCGGCATAGGCGGCGGCGAGGTCGTTCATCACGAGACTGTCGACGCCGCTTCCGCGCTCGATGGCCTGGCGGGACACGTCCTGCTGGCCGGCGATGGTCCTCACGTCGATGGTCAAAAGCGTGTCGTCCATGTTGGTCTCTTGGACGGCCGAATTTTCCGTCGCCTGGATCGCTGTCGCGCTGCCCGTTGTCACGCGGCTGATGTTCAGCGTCATCCCAGAATCTTCGAGCGGGAGCGAGTTGCACAGGTTCGCGGTGACCCGGCCGGCTCTGACGAGCGCAGCTGCCTCACTGAGGAGGTACTGCGGGACGACAAGGCCGGCGAATGCGCCGGTTCCGACGTCGCGGTGCTCGATGTCCATTTCGGCTGAGTGGCGGGCGATGCGGGCTTGGGATGCCGGGTCGTGATTGAACTGCGACCGGTAAAGGTCTTTGAAGAACGACTGCCCGGAGTTTTCGCCGTAGGTGAGCGGCTCGTCGGTGATCGTGACCCGACCAGCGGCGCGCTCCTCGGGAGCATCGTCAGTGGCGGACACTTCAGCACGCAGCTTTGCGGCCTCGAGGTTCGCTACCTGAATCTCGCGGAGTTCGCCGATGCGCACGTCGAGAACATCGGCGCGGCTCTTGAGGTCTTTGAGGTTTGTGTCTTCGGACTCGGTCAGGTCGCGCGCCTCATCGGCTGCACGTTCCACAAGTCCGGTCTGGGTGGAGCTGATCTCGTCACGTTCGGAAACCAGCTGGTTGAGTAAATTCATCTTCGCACTCCTCGGTCGAGGTGGGTTTCGAGGGTGCGTGTGGGTGCCGGCAACTAACCGGCGGCGCTTACGCGGCGCTCATGTAATTACAGAATAGACGAAGGCTGTGACAGCCTGCGGGCTTCTAGACGAGCGTGCCGGCGTTGAGGCCCTGGTCGGTTTCGTAGTTGGCGAACCATCGGTCGATGTAGGCCCCCCAGGCGGGCGGGCGTTCCTCGGCGGCGCGGGCGTGGCATGTTCCACGGTCCGCGTATACGAGTCGCATTTCGGCACCGGCGTCGATGAATGGCTGCCGCTGTTTGATGCCTGAGCCGCCGGTCACGAACACGAACCGGCCCGTCGTCGCTTTGGCGCTTTCGAGCATTGCCGGAATCGCCGCGTTGACGAGGCTCATACCGGCGTCGGTGTGGTTGTGGTTGTCGAAGCCGGTCAGGGCGGCGTGGATGGTGTCGCGTTCGACCAGGATGTCGCCGGGGACGATCTCGGCTCGAGCGGCAGTCGATTTACCGGCGCACGGTGGCCCCCAGATGCAGACGATTCGTGCCATTAGCCGGCGAGTAGGTGCCGCCATCGGGCGAGCCTGGGCGCGACGTCGGGGTCGTCTGGGTCGTAGGAACGAACCGCGAGCACCTTTGCTTCACCGTAGGCGGCGGCTGTGACAAGGCCGACGTGATCTAGGCGGGCTTCCATCCTGGTGACGTGGCGGCGACCGTCTCGGGTTTCGGTTTTGTTGCGGATCGGCTGAAACGCAACCGACAGGCCG